GTCGACTGTCTGATTACCTGTCCCCATCCGAAACAAGGTAAATAGGCATAAACCTGCACTACAAGTCTCCGGTCGGCGATTCGGAATGATGAGGACTCCACAGCCACGCTCTCTGATGTCATGGCCAAGCCTCCTATCCAGGTCCTCTCTGTTTATGAGAGCCCCGGCAGCCTGAAGGCCACCGAGCAATTTAAGATTAACCCTGATCACAGCACCGTCTGCTACCTGAGTGCTGAGGCCGTGCTCATGCCCGTTGACTGTCCACTGAGTATCCTCAAATTCGACCGGGGGACCATCTGACATACCGAGTTCGATAAGCTGTTTTAAGGTGAGACCATTATGCTCCAAAGTCCTAACACTACCATCTGGTCGAATTATAATGTTCACCTGTGCCGATTGCTTCTCGTCATCATATTTGATTTCGAGAACTGGTGGTGCGGACGATAACTCTGGTAGAGTTCTATTGAAATCCCGGTCTATCAACATTTTTAGGCATGGTATGTCTACGACCTGACCTAATGAAGAGATTTCAGACAAACGACTGTCTAGGATGGCCTGCAATTCCCTAGTCCAGCCATAAACACGATCCAGGTGGGCCCACGTGGTATCGGTAGGGACACCCGTGAAGCCGGCCGTCATCTTCCAAGGCTCATCTGGTGGCATAATTTCCTGAACTCCTTCTGTCAGTCGCAATATGGTGCTAATATAGGACATTAAAGGCGGAACTGCAGAAGCTGAATGGGCGAAGGAGAGCGCTGCCCCTCTAGCAATGGCGGCTGCACTCTCCTGAGTGGCATTGACGGAATAAGCCAATTTAGCTATGGTTCTGCCGGCCATAGGGACATAGACAGGGCCTATGGAAGACTCGGTCCATCGGCAACCAAGAAATTCAAGGTCTTCCATGTTGGTCACTTTCATAGAGGTGACCGGAAAACCCACTGTGGCTGCAATGACCTCGAATTGGTCCAGAGGGTCTCTGGACATCAAAACCCCATCATCGCCTCCTGCTGAGTCAAAACAGTCCTCAATAGTTGGATTTCGGCCTAGGCAATCTGCAACGATTTCAACGCGGACCGCTCCAGCTAACATTGTGTTACCAACAGTGGTGTGCGGGTCCCCACTCTGTCTCATGTATGGCCCGCGGAACACCACTCCCTCTCTTGAGTACCCATGAATACCAGCCAAATTGTACTCTATCAATTGGAACGCTCCCCTAGGGATACCATACTCACGGAACAACCTCAACTCTCTGGTGCCACAGTCAACACCCTGACTTGCGTCCCACTTAGCTTGGTCGACGTTGCGCTTATGCGGTAACTCATAGATTAAATGCATCTCAGCCATGTCTCGACCATGAGCCCCGGGAGCGTAATAATTTGGGGTGTCTCTTTTTGGCTTCCTCTGGAGCTGTTTCCTAACAAGCCCGGTGAACTCCTTAATAAAAGGGGCGACCATAACCACAAAATAAGGGGTAGCAGACATAATTTGCCTAGGCGCTCCATCCGAGTCCTTAAGGACGGTCTCCCTTTTCACTGTGGCCTCTCGTGTTGTCCACTGATGAACCAGATCGTGGGGGAGTTCAGAGTGGGCTGTATAACCGTGATTGTACAACCAATGCGCAGATTCACGATAGCGTTTTTTAACTGATGGGCGCGACCCACAGTGGTCAACCCAGGCGAGCGCATGTTTGAGCCAGTCATCTGGATCTCGTGGGATTTGTATGACATATGGTCGCCAGAGGTTCCGCCTTATTCTCTGAAATGTGCGGTCTAAAAAGGCTTCACGATAAGTGGGATTACAAGAGGGGGGATTAGCCAAAGCCCTTTTCTCCAAGGCTGCCACAACATTCTTTTGGTTACTGGCATAGACAGTGGGCTCACACCCAGATATAGGAATGCCTGTTGCGATAGCCGGTGGACTCTTTCGGTCAGCCGCTCGATCAACTGGTACTGTCCTGAGCTTGGAATCAGGATGTTGATCCGGAGCTGCGGCCACTGAATCGACAGCCTCAACAGCCGCATGGGCCTTAGGCAAATGCCTCAACATGGACTTGCCAGCCAGGTAGCCCACCGCGAGAGCTGCTCCAGCAATTAGCACAGGTGCCCCAACGGTTACTGCCCCAATAGTGGCAGCCATAGTGGCTGTGCTGGAAGCGGCCGCCGCAACGCAAGTGCTGGGCAAGGACAAGGCTAGGGAGATTCCTGCTACGGTCTTAGCAATGGTCATGGGCCAGGATGGCCTCACCCTTCCACAAGCAGAGGCTAAAACCTTATTTCTCAACTCAGCTCCGATGGTGTAAGCGACATAAGGGGCAAACAACATCGTTCTGGACTCAGCAGCTCCGTCGGCAAACATGATCTTACGACACATGTTTCTGCAATATTGGACAGAAACCAGGTAATTTTCATACGTTGTTTCCCTACCTGACCACCAACCCTGCAAAGCTCGTAAGACAGCAACAGGTAACATGACCCGTAGGTAGTTCTTGCCACTAATCATGTAACCATAGTCAAGAACACCAGGTTGTCCGATTTGTCCATGGGTGTAACCCAAGTAATCTGCGACAGGAACAAAATAAGGTTTATAAGCCCCTTCTTCTATATCACGCGTATTTCGCCCTTCAAGTGGTGGCTCAGGACCACGCGGCACGACGGGGGGCGGGGGAATGAGGGCGGGAGTTATGGGCGTTACCACAGTGGCCCGTTTGGCCACTGGTTTGCGTCCAGAATTGGCTGAAAGGATCACTTTCTTTTGCTTAATAAAGTTCTTGGCAGACACAATTGGGTAGTCAGAGAGTATTCTTTCTCGAGTGGGTGATGGCACCTCCTCGCCAATAAGCGCGCTCTTGTATGTTTTACCACTGACGACGATAGAAGAAGGGAGGCTGATACTGCGTTTGATGGCTGGCTTCTTAACTGCCACAACCAAATCAGGCGTCGTATGGGCAGCTATCAATTCATGATCGTTGCCATCATTATCCCATAATTGGTCCTCAATACTCCTAACCGCAGCCCCAATATCCCCTAACAGAGTTGGGGTGGGGGGGGACATGGGGGCCGTTAAAAGTTTCTTCTTATTGTGTGCTAGCCGTTGTAGTATCTTACGCTTGGCCTTACTCAATTTGATTTCCATATCATAATCTCCATCCCGCGTATCAACGGGGGATGCTAACGGTGGTGTCACTAGCAATCCCCTTTCATCATACTTCTCATCAAGATCTCCTGAGGTATGTGAGGCGGGGTGCTCCTCAGTGGAGTCGTCTCCCGCGATTTGCAACTCAATAGTTGCCATCGAAATGATGGGTGCGGCTGATCTAACCACCCCATCCAGCTTACTTTCCAGCGAGTCAGTCTGAGTCAATGACATTGGGCACTACCGATGCTCAACACCCAGCACGCAGTATCGGACTGTTTATTTCCCTTCTTGGTGTTCGGACTCGACACCGCAGGGCACATCCTACGTGTGGGGTTTGGTATTAACTCTCAAGGTTCAAGTGTGCAGCAACCGGCCGGGTACTTGCTTACGCTTTACCAGCTAGAAGTCGATAGGCACGAGCTAACGTGCCGAAGGCCTGGTCCCCCAGGCCCCTGCTTTCTCTACCCGAGCACCCCCCACCTACCAAATGGGGGGGGTGGAGCCTAGCTCAGAACCGAGGGTGGGTGGTCAAACCAACGCCC